AATTACATGTATGCAATAATACTTATTTACATGTTATTTGTGCTTGCTATACATGTGTTTTTGTATTAAATTTACTTCGATGTTATTTGTATACATGTTTAAATTGGGGAATTTCATGAACAAACAACAAATTCTAATAACTATAAAATCAGAGTAATAACTATGCTCGATTTTCTGCGGTTAGCGATTCCAATCATACCTACGCATGTACGTAGCCTTGAGAATAACCACTGGTTTACTGGTGATATTCGCGATTTTGGTATTCCTGCTGCTACTCGTCATGTCGGTAAATTGGATGATGGAACAACAACGACAGGGGAGCTTTATCATCCTTTCGAGGCTCTTCCTAGTGATTACACTGACATGGCTATGAAGTTTTACACTCATACAATCAATAGAACGCCTTATGTTGAGATCAAGGCATCTCCATTGAAATTGTTACAAGGTCACAATGTGTATGGTTTTGAGTCTATAGAACTTGGCTCTGATCATATGCTTGGCATGTTACTCGAAGCCTTTCCCCAGTTAGCCCCAATTTTGGATTTGGAGAATACTGAGGTTTTACATCTAGATACGACTTATTTATTTAGATTGCCACATCAGAATATGGTTCAACCAACTTTGGATTACATGGCTAACTTGGCTTCGGGTCATCGTAAAGCAAGACAAATTAAATATGAGAATTACATTACTTGGGGTAATGACGGTGCAACCGTTCGTCCTAAGGCTTATGGCAAATTTGAAGAAGTAAAAAGCCAATTACATAAGTTACAGAAGCAAGCAGACAAGGGCTGTATGCGCTCTAAATCGCTCGTTATTGCTATGAACAATGCATTGCCATTTGCTAATGCTGTTTTACGTTTAGAAGCTCGTATTTGTAAAACCTATTTAACCAAGAATGGTTATCCATCTAATTTATTTCAGCTTATTAAGCTGCAACATGAACAGCCAGAATTATTGCTACGCCTCTGGCACGTAGCTTTTGACCCGATCTTAAACACATTGAAGGGTAAACACATGAATTTTTCGAATGATGGAGAAATCCTAGATTTATTTAAGTCCAAATTAGTGACTTATACAAAGACAGGTAAACCTAGTTATACCAAAGCGAATAACGCAATGAAGTTTTATTCATTGATTCGCCAGATCGGCTTGAAAGCTACTAAAGAGCTTTATAACGAACGTACATTTTATGACGCTCTTAAAGCATTGGAATTATGTGAGATTTCTAAAGGTCATTTACAGAACCTTGCAAAGAATCCTAACGGGAAAGTTATTCCATTTGTTCGTTTGTTTGAACTCAAGATGTCTGAGCAAGCGCCACAAGATTACGTTCAACCAGTTTCACAATACACACCCAAACATGGGTTACATCTAGTTGCCTGAGGAGGCTTTGACCATGCAAGTTTCATTTAATAAACGCACAATTTTTCCAACCGTTTACCGTTCTGAGAAAGACGGTAAAGAACGCGCATTTTTATCTACGACAGTTTTGTCTCCAGTTAAATACAACTTAACTGCAATGCCGGGAATGATGCCAGTCGAACAGATTCAAGCGATTCTTGAAGAATGTGCCGATAACGCACAGGAAGTAGAAATCGAATTTACAGAGCAACAGACTAAGTTTGGTGCACAAATGCAGGTGTTTAGCGTTAAGCCAGTACCTAAGAAAACACAATAGAATCAATGGCTTAACATGGAATTATACGATTGTTCGTATAATGTATAATATGTTAAAAATCAATAACTTACGTGTATTTTAACTATGACAGAATATGTTTATACATGCAAGAAGTGCGGTAAAAAGTTTACAAAACACTCTAGTTACTGCATCCATTTTTATAAGTGTAAATAAAAAGAATTTGTCGGCTTTTGGGGGCGTTAATCGCAAGCCGACAATCCTATTTATTGGGGATGTCTCTAATGGTCATCTATGCAGTTTGGTATTTCTTCGTGGTAGGGGTAATAGCTCATCCAGTGGGTTTATATCTCTACTATAAAAAACGGAAGTAAAGGAATTCAATTATGTTGGCTTGTTTGATTTATGGTTCGGACCAGACGACATGTATTGGGTATTTAAACATGGAACTGGTGATCGGTCTTTTTGCTGCTTTCGCAGTTCTATTCGGTCTCAGCTATGTTTTTAAAATCGTTCTTAGACTAATGGGTTATTAACCCTTGGAGATTGTTATGGAAAATCAAGTTGTTGTACAAGAAAAACGCGGTGTTTTAACACTGTCAAATGCACAACGTTTTGGGGTGGGTGCTGTTGTTGGAGCTGCACTTATTACTAATGCCAATGCTGCTATTGATGTGACTGCTCCAGTTACAACTTTAACAACAGATGGTACTGCCGCGATTACTGCTGTTGGTACTGCATTACTCGCTCTTGCTGCACTTGCTGTTGTATTCAAATGGGTTAAAGCTGCTTTTTTTAGCTAATGGCTCAGGGGGTAGAAATACCCCCATCTTACAAGAATTAAATATTTAAAAAGTTGGGGGCTTTTATGAAGTTTTTTAAATATTTAGTTTTCATAATCATAACGATTTGTTCAACTTCTGCCTTTGCAGATAAATGGTGGTACTCAACATTATATGGTCAGACCATAGGTAGTTTTGATATTGCTACAGCTTGTGAATTAACGGGTAAAAGACGTTGGGATTCTTCAACAACTTCTTACGTATCTTCTAGTATTGTCTCAGCTAGCCAATGTAATGTTTTATATAACAAAGGTACTGTAGGGCCTTACTCTGAACTTATGCCGGGCTTTACATATGTTGAGAAAGAACAATTATCATGTCCTGATGTCGGTTATCCGATGTATGTTTATTTTGATTCTGGTACAAGTATTCCGCAACAACGTTGTCAGACTCTATCCCCAGATAAATTTTGTATCTTTAGGGCAAAACCAGACTCTATTGTTTTAAATCATTCTGGCAACCGCCAATCAACTGTTTTATACAACGTTCAAAAAACGCCTGTTTCCTCATGTACTCCACTTGATGCAGGACAGTGTGATAAAAACGATCCTTATGGTTCTTGTTATCAGCCACCTAATGACGGATGTACACGTTTAGCTGATGGCTCAATTAGCTGTCCAGATGGTGCAGCTCCACCAAGCCCAACGGGAACTTGTTCTGGTGCAACTTACTGCAATAGACCTCCTACAGGTTGTGGGACGGGTTATGTATCTGGCTCATTTAATGGTCAGGCTATTTGTGTAAAAAGTTCGCCTTCTACTGGGACGGGTGGCTCTGATGGTGGTACTGGAACTGGTACAGGTGGTGGTGATGGTTCTGGTACTGGTGTAGGTACTGGTACTGGTTCGAACAATATTAATAACAGCTCTACATCAACTTCCACGTCTACTTCCACATCAACTTCCACGGGTGGCACTGAGGGTGGTACTGGTGGTGGATCCACTACGACAACAACCACAACAACCATAAAGATTGATTTCACACCAGTTGTTCAAGCTGTCTCTGCTGTAAGTCAAAAACTTACTTGGGTTAAATCTGAAATTGTTAATGCCATTTCACGTGTTGAAGACAAGTTAACTTCTACAAATGCCAAGTTAGATACAGCTAATTCAAAACTGGATTCTGTTAAATCTGCGGTAGATCAGACAACGGCTGCTGTTAATGCAAATGGTGACAAAGTTAAATCTGCGGTCGATGCTAATACCAACTCTACTAAAACGGCTGTAGATGCGAATACGGCTGCCACAAATGCCGTTAAAGGTGCGGTCGATGCTAATACTAATTCCACTAATAGCAAATTAAATGACGTTATTAACGCAATTAATAATAAACCTGTTGGGGGTGGTGGTTCTGCAACAGACGTTACTCCAGTAGTTAACGCTATTGAGAAACAAACGACTGACTTTAAAGACATGATGAAGACTGATTCATCAGATTTTGATACTTCACAGTATGAAAAGATTGGTGATGCTTCGGATGATCCACGTTCTCTTAATGCTCAATCAGATGCAGCAGGTTCTTTGCAGGCATTATCTAACAAATTGACGTTCTCTAACTCTGCTTGTATTCAGGACTTTACAGTTGCGGTTCCTATTTATGGGTCTATGACGGTTCCGTTATCTCAATGGTGTGACCTGTTAGCACTATTAAAAATTCTTCTACATCTCTCTACTTTGATGCTTGCTTTTAAGATGCTTGATGCAACTGTGAGGGCTATCTAATGCCGTTATTTATTGGTGCAATCGTTGCCGCATTACTGAAGGTTTTATTTAGATTTGCGGTTTTTAAAATATTTGCAAAGTTAATTTTGGGGACTGCCACGGCTGGCGTTATCTACTTGTTTTTATCAAGTACGGTTAAACCTTTTATCGATGAAATGCAGCAAAAAATTGTTGAGAAAGCTACTGAGCTTTCAACGATTGGAGGTACTGCTGCTGAAGTAATTCAGTACTTAGATTTCATTCAGTGCGTGAACATTATTCTTTCTGCATCAGCTGCATGTTTTAGCTTAAAACTAATGTCTGTAGCTATTCGTGCATTCGGTATTAATACGGGTTGATTTTATGGCTATTAAACTAATTACAGCGCAGCCTGGTTCTTATAAGACTGCAATGATGATGGAACTTGCTAATAAGATGTCTAGTGAGGGACGTCCAATTTACTTATGTAATGTTCGGGGACTTAAACCTGCAATACCTTTTCCTTATCAGGTGCTTGATCACTTTAAGGATTGGGTAGATACCCCTGAAACTTCTGTTATTTTTATTGATGAGGTGCAGGAATTCACTCGAGATGTACCGACTAACTGTAAAACAGAAGACTTACCAACTTGGATGACTTTGCTAGAAAAACATCGTCATGAAGGTAAGGATATTTTTATTGTTACTCAGCATCCGATGTTTATTCATACGCATGTTAGACGTCTTACGTCTGAGCATATTCATCTGGTTAGAAATGGTAATGTTCCTTTTGCTGCCAAGCGTTCTTGGGGTTTTGTTGAATCCGATCCAGATGACTTTCAGAAAGCTACGTTTAAAAATGGTTGTACTACTTCGATTTATAAACCTAACAAAGAGGTTTTCGAATGGTATGAATCGACCGTATTAGATACCCATAAATTTAAGTTTCCAACTAAGTTAATTAAGGGTGTTGCTATCGTTGCAGGTCTCATCGGTTTTGCTGTTTGGTTCGGTTATCCGGTTGCGTCTAAATATTTTAATATGAGTGATAAAGAAGTCACCGCCAAAGCTTCAGATCAGTCACAAACGACCTTAGCAGAACAAGCAGAACGTGACGCTTATTTAGCTGGTCTTACTCCAGAGCAATATGCCGATCTAAAGAATCCTGAAAAACGTAACGCTGAGCTACAGGCTAAAAATGACGTCAGAATGGAGACGATAGCTGTTAAATACAATCCTAATCGACCTTATGAGATCGACACTTCGCAAATTCAATATGAAGTTACAGCAAAGCCTGTTTTTTCAGGGTGTATGAAGCAAAAAGGTAGATATGTGGCTTATACACAACAAGGTACGATTCTGCATGATGTAAGCCAGTCTGATTGCATAAAATTGATGGAAGATGGCGATCGACCGTTTAATTATTTCGCTCAAGAACAGCAACCTCAGCAGCAGCAAAAACAGCAATTTCAGCAAGCTGATTCGGACTTTATGACCACTCAACGTGAACGTGAATTAATTGCTAAGTATGAAGCAGCCAAACTACAAGGATTAATTTAAATGTCAGTCACAGATATTTCAGTTTTAAATACACTACTTTTTCATGTTTTTGTAGCTGGTGCTGTTTTGGGATTATTTCTTTCTGGCTTATTCAAACATATTCTGAATATGTGGGCTTACAGATTTGAAAGACCGAAGCGAATTAAAACTCAAGATGGCTTTTTGTATTTCTTTAATGGTAAGTATTACCCGATAGAACAACGAAATAAGCTCATAGAAGAACATCGAAAAAAGATTCGATCATCTTTTTCTTGATTACTAAAAACCGTCTATATGTTCTACCGCAGAAGCAACCAAAAAAAGCCGTTCAGGGGAATTGTGACCGATCCAACTCGGTCACAAGGCGTAGTCTACGGGTTTTTACGCGACCAAACTTCGAGTTACACGCAATGCTCATACTGTGGCCGTACACTCCAGTTTGGCCAGTTGATGAGACATCTAAAAGTATGGCATGGTTACGGAACAAAAGACTTTACAATAGATTTTTGATTGGCATTTTATTACATTGCTGGTCTCTCTCCAGGCTTAATCCGGGAGTGAAAAAAATTAATAAAATCAACACTTGTGATTTTTGAAGGATTGGCAAAATATGACACTTAAAACTTATGATATTTATAACCCGACAGCTGGTCTAATTGATTTTACATTAGGTGAATTAACGGATATTTATACTTCTATTTTGTTCTCAGGCTGTTCTAACGACAATCAGATATTGAAGAAAATAGAAACCAAATACACCTTTTGCTCTACCTGTAGCAATTTAGTTTTAAAAGAACAATTTGATGATCATTTAGAAAAATGTTTAGAGGGCTGAGAGTTCGCATAATAGCCGCATTATGTTACTTGCCATGTTCGTTGACTAAAGACCCCGCGATAGCGGGGTTTTTTGTCAATGATGCGACCATATTTCTGCACTCGCATGGCATTTAACATCAATGCTCATTATGCGAATTTGAAGGATAGGAAAGGGCGGGCAGCGACTCGTCGCGCCTGACCTTTCTGGGAGATTTTGAGAGTAGGGCACACTACTATCTAATAGTGTGCCTGACTGCGGAAAGTTTTTTGAAATATGATTTATTCCTGAAATAATTCATATACTTACAAGTTGTTGAGAAAGTTTCGCAACAAGTCGTTATTTTGATTATATTTTAATCATTATCTTGGTTTTTTGGCTCTCTTACTAGAACCTTTCCACTGTTACTTAATTCAGCCGCTTCAATACACTGATCTAGAATTATGTGTACTAGTTCACTGTCTTTAATTGGCATTAAGCCTTTATTGATTAGTGCCTTGTTTAATTCAACACACTTCTTTCTGAGCAATTCTTGCTCTCTGTCATTCAGTCTTACAGTGATCGCCATTTTTTTGATCTAACTATTGC